GTGAGCGAAGCATGAGCCGCGGGCCGAAGCCGAAGCCGCACGAGCTGGCGGAGCGCCAGGGCAATCCGGGCAAGCGCCCGCTGTCGAAAACGCCGGATGATGTGCCGGTCATCTCCGAAACCGCGCCGAAATTCGTGCGCGAGGACGAGATGGCGCTGGCGGTCTGGGAGCAGGCGCGCGGCCACTTGATCCGGCTGGGATTTCTGAAGCGCACCGACGAAATGGAGCTTGGACGCTTCTGTCTCTACTTCGCGATGTGGATGCGCCTGGCGCGCGATGTGCGCGAGCACGGCGCGAGCTATGTGACCGAAAGCCAGTGGGGCACCTATCGCCGGCGCAATCCGGACGTCGGGACATGGCTTCAGCTCGGCGACAAGATCAAGGAGCTTGGCGACCGTTTCGGACTGACGCCGGCGGCGCGCCAGAGCATTCAGATGAAAGCCGCGGCGATGGGGCGAATGTTGCCCGATGATCCGGCGGATGACCGGCCAGCCGCAGGTGGCGAAGATGGCGGCGCTGATCAACCGGTTGGCTTGTGGGCGCCGCGTTTGCCAACGGAGCAGGTCAATTGAAACGGTGGGCGGCAGCGTGTTTTGCGGTATTGGCGATGATCGCGTGGTTTGACGAGGCGGCGGCCGATCGCGCGGTGGCGTCCTATCTCGACGGCCCGCATTACGACCCGCGCCCCGGCTATGTGTTCGACCGGCAGCGCGCCAAGCTGGCGGTGGACTTCTTCCCGCGCTATCTGCGCCTGACCAAGGGGCGCTGGGCCCGGCAGCCGTTCCACCTGCAACCGTGGCAGGCCGAGCGCCTCATTGTGCCGGTGTTTGGCTGGTTGCGCGAGGATGATGGCACGCGGCGTTACCGTCAGGTGATTTTGTGGGTGCCGCGCAAGAACGGCAAGACCGAGCTGGCCGGCGGCGTCGGTGTCATGCACATGATCGGCGACGGCGAGGATGGCGGCGAAGGCTACGCGATCGCCACCAAGTTCGCGCAGGCCAAGATCGTGTTCGACGTGGCGACGCAGATGCTGCGATTTTCGCCGCAGCTGATGGAAGCCGGCGGCGTCGAGTTGTTCAAGCAATCGATCTATGTTGGCAGGCATAACTTCGTGTTCAAGCCGCTGGCTGGGATCCCGACCGGCGAGCACGGCAAGGGCGCGCATTTCGTCATTGGCGACGAGGTGCATGAATGGCCCGATGACCGGCTTTACCAGTTTCTGCGCCAGGGTATGGGCGCGCGCCAGCAGCCGATCGAATGGCTTATCTCCACGGCCGGACTGACCGGCGGCTATGGCGAGGAGCTTTGGCACACTTCGGATCAGTTGCTAAGCGGTACGTTAGATGACCCGGAAACGCTGGTGGTGCGCTTTGCCGCCGACGCCGAGGATGACCCTTTCGACTTGGCGACATGGCAGAAAGCTAACCCGAATTACGGGGTGAGCCTGTCGGAAAACTATGTACGCAACGAGATTGCGCGCGCCAAGCGTAACCCGCGCGCGCTGGCGGACCTGAAGCGCTATCACCTGAATATCTGGATCGGGCAGGTGAGCCGCTGGCTGCCGGCGGAGCGCTGGCGCGAATGCGGCGGCGACCCGGCGGCCACGACGCGCTGGAAGGATTTCGAGGCGCGGTTCGCGGGGCGCGCCTGTTATGGCGGGCTTGACCTGGCGGCGACGCAGGACTTCAACGCGCTGGCCTGGGTGTTCCCGCCTGTTGGCGAGGACCCGAAATGGTCGGTGCTGGTGCGGCTGTGGCTGCCCAAGGGGCGCGACGAGCGCGCGCTTTACGACCGGGTGCGCCAGGAGCGCGCGCCCTACGATATCTGGGCGGATGCCGGCGCGATTACGCTGACCGAAGGCGATGCAGCGGATTACGGAGTGATCAAAGCGCAGGTCTTGGAGGACTGGGAGCGGTTCAACGTGCAGAGCCTTGGCGTGGACCCGTGGGCGGCGCAAGACCTGATCAACGCTCTTTACAACGACCACGAAGTCCCTGTCGCCAAGGTGCGCCCAGGCGTGATGCTGTCCTCGCCGGCGAAGATGCTGGAGCGGCTGGTGCTGCGCGCCGAGTTGGACCATGGCGGGCACCCGGTGCTCGCGTGGATGGCGGATAACGTGGTGGTTCACCAGACGGCGGAGGGCAACATCAAGCCTGACAAGAAGAACAGCAAACAGAAAATCGACGGCATCGTGGCGACGATTATCGCGCTGGCGGCTTATCAGTTTGAGGAGCCGGAGGAGCCGGAAATGGCGTCTCTGGACATGATGCGGGCGTTGGCGGGATGAGCATTGTCGACCGCCTCCGCGATGGCTGGGCTGGCGTGACAGGCCAGGCGCAGGCGTCCGCGCCCGGCGCGCGCTCGGCGGATGACGACTTCTGGTGGACGCCGCTGCACGGTGTGAGCGCCGGCGGCGATATCATGGTCACGCCGGAGACGGTCGAGCAGCTGCCGACTGTGCGTGCGTGTCTGGAGCTGTTGTCCGGCGTGGCGGCGACGCTGCCGCTGGTGATTTACCGGCGCGAGTCCGATGGGCGCAAGGAGCGGTTTGACCGGCATCCGCTGTTTGACCTGCTGAACCGGCAGCCGAACCCGCTGCAGTCGGCTTACGAACTGCGCGCGCAGATGATGTGGGATTTGGCGAAGCACCGCAACGCCTTCGCTGAAATCCGGCCGGGGCCGCGTGGCCCGGTCGACCAGCTTTGGCGTGTCGATCCGCTGCTGGTGGAGATGGTCAAATTCGGCGGCGAGCGCGAGCATCAATACGAGATCAGCGATCCCGATAGCGGGCGCAAGCGGCGCGTGCTGGCGGAGGACATGCTGCATATCCGCAAGACGCCGCTGACCAGCGACAACCTGATGGGCAAGTCGATCATCCGCGGCGCGTGGACGACATTTGCGCGCGCGCTGGCGCTGGAGGATTACAGTCGCCGGTTCTTTGAGAACGACGCGACACCTTCCGGCGTGATCAAGACCGGCAAGATGAACTCGCCGGAAGAGGCGCGCCAGTACCGCGCAATGTGGATGGAGCAGTTCACCGGTGCAAAGCGCCACCAGGTTGCCGTGCTGCCGAATGCCGATGAGTTTATACCGATCACGGTACCCAACGACAAGGCGCAGTTTATTGAGACGAAGAAGGAGATGCAGCGCGAGATTTTGCGCTTGTGGGGCATCCAGCCGCACAAGGTCGGCATTCTCGATGATGCGACTTTCTCCAACGTCGAGCAGCAGGGGCTGGAATTCGTCGCCGACACGCTGATGGAGTGGCTGGTCGCCTGGGAGGCCGCGATCACGCGTGACCTAATCCTCGCGCCGCAGCGCTTCTTCATCGAGCACGATGTTTCGCGGCTGCTGCGCGCCGACCAGAAGACGCGCTTCGAGACCTACATGATCGGCCGGCAGGGCGGCTGGCTGTCGATCAACGAGATCCGGCGCATGGAGAATCTGAACCCGATCGACGGCGGCGACGAGCATCTGGAGCCGCTCAACATGAAGCCGGTGGGAACCGATGCGCCGGCGGCGATCGCGGATCGTGTGGTGCCGCAGATCGCCGGACTGCTGGAAGATCGCACAGCGCGCGAGGGATCAACGGAGGCGACATGAAATACGTTCGGGTGCTGACAGCGGTGTGCAGCTCGGTGTGGGCGATCGAGCCTGAAAAAGGGCGGCAGATCGCGCAGTTTCTCGCCTTCGCCGCGGCGGGCGGGGTGCGATCGGATGAGGAGCTTCAGGAGATCGTCGGTCAGACCGGCCGCGAAGCGCCTGAACGGGCTAGCGCGCCGTCATCGATTGCGGTGATTCCGCTTTCAGGCATGATTGTGCCGCATGAAGCCAATGCGGCCTCGTTGAGCGAGCAGCGGACTTCTGCTGCGGGGTTTGCCCGAGCTGTCCGTGAAGCCGTGGAAAGCCGGGACGTTGCGGCTGTGGTGATGAATATCGACAGCCCTGGTGGCAATGTCCAGGGCGTGCCGGAAGCCTTCGCAGACATTTACGCATTGCGCGGGGAAAAGCCGATCGTGGCCGTTGCCAACCATTTTGCCGCCAGCGCGGCCTATCACATCGCCTCGGCGGCCGATGAGATCTTGGCGAGCCCATCTGCTGAAGTCGGTTCAATTGGCGTTTACACCATCCACGAGGATATCAGCAAGGCTCTGGAGGCCGAAGGTGTTGCGCCAACGATCATCCAGGCCGGCCGGCGCAAGACTGAGGGCAATCCGCTCGGGCCGCTTGACGCAGAAGCGCGCGAGTTCATTCAGGGGCGCGTCAACGAGTTCTACGACATGTTCACTCGCGACGTGGCGCAGGGCCGCGATGTGCCGGTCAGCGACGCGCGCGGCGAGCGCTTTGGCGAAGGGCGTCTGCTCGGCGCTAAAGCGGCGAAGGATGCCGGTGTAATCGACGGGATCGAGACGTTGGCGCAGACGATCAACCGCCTGCAAGCGCAAGCGGGCTCAGGCTCCCGACCTTCGGCGCGCGCACGCCGGCAGCGTTTCGCGATCGCGTAAGTTTCACGCATTGGAATTCGTGCCGCTCCGCCATGCCCGGGTGGCGGAGAAAGAAGGCCTTTGTCTCACACCCGGCAGAAAGGAACTACAGCATGCTCAAGAAGCTGCGACAGGATCGGCACGACCTCAAGACCGAGGGTAATGCCATTTTCGATGCCGCGGACAAGGAAGGCCGCGAGCTGAGCGAGGCCGAAGAAAAGCGCGTCGATGAGATTGAGGTATCGATTACGGACCTGGACGAGAAAATTGCCACGGCCGAGCGCCGGGCGGAGCAGCGCCGGTCGATGCAGCCGGACGCCGGCGGGCATGGCGCCCAGCACGGTGGCCAAGCGGCCGATTTCGGCGATGTGCGCCGTGTCAGCGTCGGCGAGGATCGCAGCCAGCAGGACCCGCGCGGCGGCTGGGCGAGCATGGCGGAAATGGCCTCGGCAGTTATGGCGGCCTGTCAGCCTGGCGCAGCGCGTCATGTCGATCAGCGCCTGATGGCGCAGCCAAGCGACCCGCATGTCGAGCGTGGCGCGGATGAGGGTTATCTGGTTCCCACCGAGTTTCGCAACGAAATCTGGCGGCTGATGTTCGAAGACGGCTCACTGCTGAGCCGGTTCAACTTCACGCCGACGAATCGCTCTTCGGTGAAAAAGCCGCGCAACACCGACACGCCGTGGAGTGGTACGGGCGTGACCGCCTACTGGGGCGCAGAAGCCAGCCAGCTTACCGAGAGCAGCGTCAACATCAAGGCAAACACCGTCGATCTGCACAAGCTGCACGCCTTCGTGACGGCGAGCGACGAGCTGCTCAGCGATGCGCCGATGCTCAACAGCCTGCTGGGCGAGAAGGCGGCCGAGGCGATCCAGTGGAAGATGGTCGATGCGGTCGTCAACGGTGACGGCGTCGGCAAGCCGCTGGGCTGGATGAATTCCGGCGCGCTGGTATCAGCGGCGGAATTGTCTCCGGGCGGGAGCGTGCAGGGCGCGGACACGATCATCGCCGAGAACGTGGCCGACATGTACGCGCGCATGCTGCCCTCCTCCATCGGGCGGGCGTTTTGGCTGATCAACCCGGACGCGCTGTCGCAGCTGCTGACCATGACGCTGGGCGACAACACGGTCTACACACTGCCGAACGAGGGCTTTCGTGGCGCGCCGGGCGGGTTCCTGCTTGGCCGGCCGGTAGTGTTCCACGAGACCGCACAGACGGTCGGCGACAAGGGCGACATTCAGTTTATCGACCCTGAGGGCTATTTCGGCATTCGCAAGGCCGGCAGCCAGATGGGCATGAAATTCGCCACGTCGATCCACCTGTTCTTCAACTATGACGTGCAGGCGTTCCGCTGGACGGTGCGCATCGGCGGCGAGCCGTATCTCGATGCAGCGATTACCCCGCCAAATTCGACCGTGACGAAGTCGCATTTCGTGGCGCTCGCCGCGCGCGACGGCAGCTAAGGCCAGCGCCCCTGACCGGCTGGGCAAGCCCGGCCGGTCGCCCCTGACAGAACGCAAAAGCGGAGAAATACGATGCTGAACCTTCTTCCCTCGCAGCGCTCGGCGATTGTCGGCGCGATCGACCCCGACGCCTATTCGACCGGCGATGAGTCGACCGGCTGGATCGCGGCCAAGGACTTCCATAACTTCATGGCGGTTGTGATGGCCGGCACGCTCGGCTCCAGCGCAACCATCGACGCCAAGCTGGAGCAGGCCAAGGACGACTCCGGCACCGATGCCGAGGACATCACTGGCAAGGCGATCACGCAGCTGACCCAGGCCGGCACGGACGGGTCCGACAAGCAGGCGATCATCAATCTGGCGCAAGGCGAGATTTCGGACGGTTTTACGCACTTCCGGCTGACAATCACAGTCGGCACGGCGACCAGCGATGCCGCTGGGCTGGTGTTCGGCTGCGACGAACGGTACGGCCCGGCGGACGAGAACGACGCCGCCAGCGTCGCGGAAATCGTCGCGTAGCAGCCGCACGCAAGAGACCAACCAAGCTGAAGGATAGCGGTGATGGCGAAAATCCGTTTCACCAGCGAGTTCACGCTGGCCAATGACCTGCGCCCGCGCGTCTATAAGCGCGGGCAGGAGATTGACACCAATGAAAGCACGGCGCGGCGCTATATCCGTCGCGGCGTGGCTGTGCGCATTGATGATCCGCCGGTGCATGAAGCCGGCCTCTTTGCCTCGGACGGCGACGATGTGTCCGCGTCGGGCCATGCTGACGCCGCCGCCGGCGACGACGACGACAAGCCGAAACCGACGAAGAAGAAGCGCCAGCGGATCGAATAGGCAATGTGGCTCAAGCGCACCTCCGCCCCCGGCAGCACGGCCGTGTCGCTCGACGAGGCCAAGCGCCAGCTTCGGGTACTGACCTCGGACGAAGACATGGCCATCGGGGAATATCTCGACGCGGCGATTGCGTTTTGCGACGGGCGCGAGGGTGTTCTGGGCCGCGCGCTGATCACGCAGAGCTGGGAGTGGCGCATCCATGATTTCCCGGCCGGCGGCGTGATCCGTCTGCCGTTGCCGCCCCTGCAAAGCGTCGAGAGTATCAAGTATCTCGACACGGGCGGGGTGGAGCAGACGCTTTCGACGGATATCTACAATGTCGAAAGCAGCACCCGCGACGGCGTGGTCTGGCGCGCCTATTCCAAGACCTGGCCGAGCGTGCGGAATGTGCCTTATGCGGTGCGCATCGCGTTCACGGCCGGCTACGGCGATGACGAGGTGGATGTGCCCGGCCCCATCAAGCAGGCGATCAAGCTGGTGCTGACGCATCTCTATGAAAGCCGCGGCGTGGTGGACCCGAACGTGATGGCCGCAGCCGTGCGCACGGTGGCCGGGCCCTACAAGATTGAGCAGGCGTGATGGTTGAGATGGATCCCGGGGCGCTCGACCAGCTGATCACGATCGAGGAGGCGCAGACCACGCCGGACGGTTCGGGCGGACAGAATGTAAGCTGGACGACGCTGGCGCAGGCGTGGGCGATGGTCAAGCCGGTGCGCCTGAGCGAAAGCGAGCGCCAGGGCGCGGTGCGCGCGGGCCGCGGCTACCTGTTCACGATCCGCCGGCGCACCGACCTGGACGAAGCTATGCGCATCGTGTGGAACGGCGAGAGCTTCAATATTCAAGAGGTCCGGCTGCCCGGCGCGCGCTCGCTGTACATGGAGATTTTCGCCCAGAGCGGGGTCACGCAATGAGCAAGGTCAAGGGCGCGGGCAAGCTGCGGCGCAAGCTCAAGCGCTTCCCCGACGAGATGACCGAGGGCATCAAGGTCGAGCTGGAAAGCGGCATCCGGCTCATTCAGCGCGAGGCGGTGCGCCGCGTGCCAAGCGACACTGGTGATCTCAAGAAGCTGCTGTCGTCGGGCAAGGCGGTCGGCAAGAAGGACAAGGGGCTGTCCTGGCAGTTCGGCCTGCGCACCGGCAAGCTGCGCGATGAAGGGTTTTACGCGCTGTTCGTGGAATTCGGGACCAAGGGGTTTTCCGGCACCGACAAGCGCGGGCGCCAGCTCAACATCCCGGCACAGCCGGAGCGCCCGTTCATGCGCCCGGCCTTCACGAAATACCGCAAGGCGCTCCGCCGCCGGATCAACAAGCGCGTCAATGAGGCGGTGGACAAGGTGGCGAGGAGCGGATGAGCGAGCGCGCGGTGCACGACGCGATCTGGGCGCGGCTCGATGATCAGCTTTCGGTGGATGTGTACGACCACGTGCCCGACCAGTCCGCGTTTCCGTTCGTGTCGATCGGCCAGCACGATGTGGATGAGCTCGACAGCGACCTCGTGCGCGCGGGCACGCACCGCATCACGCTGACGATCTGGAGCGCGCATCGCGGCCAGCAGCAGGTGCTCGACCTGATGGGCCAGATTGACGCGGCACTGCACCACTACGAGACGGCGCTGTCGAGCGGGGCGCTGGTGCTGATGCGCATCGATGACCGACGCTCGACGCTCGACGCGGACGGCAAGACATACATGGGATCGGTGACCATCGAGGTCATCGCGCAGCGATAGGAGAACGACATGGCCGACCAGGCAGCCAAGGACATGCTGGTCAAGATCGACCAAGGCGGCGGGTCTTTTGAGACGGTGGCGGGTTTGCAAACGCGCTCGCTCGCGTTCAACCGGGAAACGGTCGATGTGACTGACCAGGACTCCACCGGGCGCTGGCGCGAGCTGCTGTCCGGGGCCGGGGTGCGCTCTGCGACGATCTCGGGCGATGGCATCTTCGCCGATGGCACCAGCGATGAGGATCTGCGCTCGACATTCTTTGCCGGCTCAATCGTGGATTTCCAGTTCATCATACCGGACTTCGGCACCATCGAGGGAGCGTTTGAGATAACCTCGCTGGAATATTCCGGCGCACACAACGAGGCCGTCCAATTTTCGCTCACGGTCGAATCGGCTGGCGAGCTGAGCTTTACCGCGGCTTGATGAAGCTGGCGTCGCGAAGGCGCATCAACGCAAACGAGGGACTTACCCATGGCGGCCTTGACTATCAACGAAATCGACAGCGCGGGGGTCGACTATTCGGACGCGCTGGAAACCGCCGCGGCGGCGGGCGACACCATCAAGGAAGACGGGCTGCAGCGCACGTTCCTGGCGGTGGAGAACGGCTCCGGCTCATCTGTCGACGTCACGATCACCGCGCAGGACACCACGGCCAAAGCGCCGGGCGTTGGCGAGGTCACGGTGTCCGATATGGTGGTCAGCGTGCCGGCCTCGGGCAACCGCTTCATCGGGCCGTTCCCGGCGGCGTTCATTGACGCCAGCGGCAATGTCGCGGTTGGCTACTCCGATGAAACGAGCGTCACGGTGGCGGCGCTGCGCCTGCCACGCGCTGATTAAGGGGTGCTGATGAGCGAGACAGATGTGGCCGGCGAAATGCTGAATGGGCGGGCCCCGCTCCAGCCGCCGAAGGCAAACCGCGCGCGCGGCGCGCTGATCATCGAGGTGGGTGGCGAGACCCGCGAGATCGCGCTGAGCATCGGCGCGCTGAGCTATATCCGCGAGGAAACCGGCATCGAGACGTTGCAGGGGCTGAGCGATTTTGCGTCCGACCCGCCGCTCGACAAGGTGCACGCGTTTGTGCGCGCGGTGCTGCACGGCAACGGGCTGGGCGTCGATGAAGACAAGCTGGCGCGCCTGCCGGTCATGGATGCGGTCGGGTTCATTCACGCGCTGATCGCCGCGGCGGGCGATGCGCGGGGCGATGCGGGAAACGGGATCGCGCTCAGCCTGTAGAGGGTGACGGGGTGAGCGCGGACCGGCTTGACGACATCCTGTGGGACGCGATGGCGCTGGGGCTGGGGCGGCTCCGGCTGGCGCCACGCGACTTCTGGGGGATGACCCTGCGGGAGTTCCGCGCCGCGCAAGACGGGCTTGCCGGTCGCACGAGCCGCTCGGGCCGGCGCGGCATGAGCCGGGAGCGGCTGGCGGAACTGATGGAGAAATATCCCGATGGCGGATAACAATCTCGAACGGCTGCTGATCCAGGTCGACGCCGAAACGGAAAAGATGCGCCGCCAGATGCGCCAGGGCGGCCAGGCGGCCGAGCAGTTCCAGAAGCGCACCGATCGCAGCCTCAAGAAAATCGACCGGCGCTTTGACGCGCTGGCGAAGTCGGCGGCCAAATTCAAAAGCCGGCTGGCGGGCAGCCTTGGCGCGCTTGCCGGCGGGGCGGGTTTTGCAGCGGTGGTGCGCGGGGCGCAGGGCGCGGCCGCCGAGTTCGACGCGCTGGCGAAGGCGGCGGACACGCGGGGCTTGAATACGGATTTCTACCAGACGCTGCAACTGGCCG